GAACGACCGTTGAACGAAAATGAACACACTTTCTTTTGTTCAAATAAATCATTTTCGTTCGTAAACTCGTTAATTTGTGATTTTGAATTGCTTGAATGTGATGACGAGTATTTTTGGTCTCCTAGTTTAATTCGAAGACAAGAAGAGCGAAGAAGTAAATTTAAGAAAAAGCAGGAGCAACGTAGGCTCGCAGGCATTAAAAGTGGAGAAGCTCGCAGAAAAAATGAACAAAAACGAACGGTCGTTCAACGAGATTCAACGGTCGTTGAACAAAACGAACAAAAGGAAAGGAAAGGAAAGGAAATTAATAATATAGAGAGAGATACGCGCGCGCGTAAAGATGAAAATCCTCTATCTATGTTTGACGATGATGAAGTAAAAAATAAACCTATTTACGAATTGTATATGAAATCAATTGGAGTTGTATCACCTGTTGTTAAAGAACGGTTAGATGATCTAGTTGAATCATATGGTAAGGAACGAGTTATTGTTGCTATCAATACCACGGCTGATAACGGGGGTAATAGTATCAAGTATGTTGAAACTGTTACAGCAGGGAATTTAAAAAAGGAGGTGAATAAAGATTTTGGAACCACTAAACGTAACAGCAGCAATAGAGGCTCTTCGAGAAAAGACGAGCAAGTTGACTGGCAAGCGGAATATGAAAGAGTCCACGGTAAAAAATGAGTTTTTTTACCCTATCTATGACAAGCCGGTAGTCATTCAAACAAACGTTAATACCACCTATGCTGCAGTTGGAATTCCTAAACGATATTACGATATGGATTTCGACTGGTTGCGTAAGCATGGTAGTTTCCCGAAAGAAAATGCTGAAGCCTATGCTGTGGTTAAGGAGTACTCTCATAACCTAAAAGAAAATCTTGAGTCTGGCAAGGGGCTTATATTAAGGGGACCAGCTGGTACAGGCAAGACATCGATTGCGGTGAGTATCTTGAAACAAGCTATGGCATTAGGTAAAGGATGCCTCATGATTTCGATGCCTAATCTATTAGACACCATGCTTACACTATCTAAAGGTGATAATGTGGCTTATCTAAGCTTTGAGCAAAAGCTTAGGAATATCCCATTACTATTACTTGATGATTTTGGAGCAGAGTATTCGAAGTCTGACTGGGTAGCATCTAAGGTTGAAAGCGTTATTATTGATCGCTACAACCGAATGAAGCCTATCATTCTTACGACGAATTATAGCGAGACCTGGACTGAAGAAAATTATAGTCAAAGAATATACGACCGCTTACGTGGAGAATATGAAGAGGCTATATTCAATGGAGAATCACACCGATGAAGATTCTCCTGCGATGTCAGTTTAGGTTTAGAAAGAAAGCCCATAACCGATTCCCAACGTTAAATGAGTATATTGACTGCGAGCGTGGTTCGACTATAGCAGCCGCCGCTATGAAAAAGAAATGCACCGAGCAAGTCAAAGAACAATGTCTATCACAACAGATAGAATCGGTTAAGGGTAAAGTAGACCTATTATTTGAATGGCACTCATCAACCAGGCATGATCCTGATAATGTAGCTTTTGCTAAGAAATTTATTCTTGATGGACTACAAGCTGCAGGAGTGCTAGAAAACGATAATAGGAAATTCATCGGGACTATGGCTGATAAGATTGTAAATGACGATGATGATTTTGTGATTGTACATATCACAGAATATATGAGTATATTCCTATAGTCGCTAATAGCCATAAAAAT